GTCAGCAGCGTTACCTAAAGAACTTGCTGTGTTTGTTAACTCAACATAACCATAACGTGTCATGAATGATACGACTGGTTCGAATGTTGATGGGTCAAGTACAACACCACTGCTCATTAGAGGAACGTAAGGGCAATAGAATGCCGCTGCGTCTGACTCGCTTGAACCTTTGTATCCAACAAGAACGTCGTCGGATGTGCTGTATGTGTTAACATAGATCTTCATAGCATTGTTCAATGTACCAACAAACTTAGTGTTTGTAGGTGCTTCGAATGTACCTTCTGTTGTACGAGCAAATGCGCTTGTAGTAGCAGATTGTAGGATTGTCAATGCTGTTGGTGAAACAACTGCCCAGTTTGCAGCGCCACGACGTGTACGCTGAGCAATCAAGTTAGCAACACGGTTGATCTGAACAGCTAAAGCAGCGTGTTCGTCACCAACGAATGTAGCAGTACCTGAAACGGCTGCTTGGTTGTATGTCTCTGTTGCTGTTCCAGCCAAGTTGCCTAGTGATGCTAGAACTTCTTGGTCGATTTCAGCAGTGATTTCTTGTGCAAGAGCAGCCATGATTTCTGCTTCGATGTCAATACCTTGTTGGGCTTGTGCATCTTGTGCAGCTTCAAACGTCCATCGTGCGCTTAACTTACGTGTCTTCGCTTCGACGGTTTGTTTCAAGATTTGAATGCTCATTCTGTTACCAGCAGTACCTTCTAGTGCGGCTGTGTTAGCAGCTTTACCAGATGATGCGCCTGAATAAGCTTCAGCGATCTTGAACGGGCTGAATGCTTCTTCTCCAGCTACTACGCCTGCTCCAGCGTATGTATCGCTGTAGCGCACACGTAGAGTGTGGATTTGACCGACGGGGCCGGTCATTGGTTGGACGCCAACTAATTCGTTAGCGATAACCGTTGGCATTACACGGCGGATTACTGGAAGTATTACGCGGTTTAATGTTGCAACGTTACCAGCAGATGTTGCGCCGGCTGTGGCGCTTTCTGCAAGATACTTGCGGGTGTTTTCTAAAGTTACAGCCATTGTTGACTTACGGGTGCCTTGTAGGCCTTCTAATAGGGCTTCCTTGGTCTCGTTCCAACGGCCTGTGAGTAGTTCTGACATTTAAATTTCTCCTTAAATTTTTAATCCAGCGAGACGACGGATATCGACAATATTGTTGTCATTCTCGCCACTACTTGCGCTGTTCGGAATTTTATTTCCTGTTACCTCTTTTGCCTCTACTAGTGCCTTACGTTTTTGTGGAGCATCGCCAGCGATTACAGCTGGTAAGTACTTGTCAAAACTGCCACGTAGTTTAGGCGTTTGCACGCTCTCTAGTAGCTCAGACATAATAGCTTTTTGCTCTCTTGCAAGAGGTGCTAATAGTTCCGCCATAACGTTTTGACGTTCTTTGCTCTCCACTAGAGCCTTTATTTCTTGATCTTTGCTTTCTGCAAGTCGCTTTGCTTGTGTTACTTGAGCTTTCGCTTCTGCAACCATCGACTCTTTCATGTCTATGACTTTGAGCAACTTAGATGTTTCTGATTTTTCGTTTAGATAGCTGTTTTGATATTCGCTAGCATAAGCTTCGAATAACTTACGACCAAAGTCGTTCCTGCGAGCAGATTCGATGTCTTCTTTTAGTTGACCGATTTCTTTTGTAAGAGTCTTTTCAACTGTAGATTCGACTAAACCAGCTGCACGTTGTACAAACTGTTCTTTAACTTTTGCAAACGCCTGACGGCCTTCGCGAACCAAACGAACCTTTGTTTCTGCAAGTTCTTGTTTATCTGTGTAGAACTCTGCGATTTCTTGTGCTAGTGCTTCAACAACAAACTGCTCAAGTTTAAAAAACTTGGTAGCCATTGTCTTTTGATCTTCGTGTAACTCTGTGACTTCACTAGCTAGTTGACGAATAACGAATTCCTTCATTTTTTCGGCATCTTTCTTAGCTTTTCCCACTACCTTAGCTTTAGCTTCGGCAAGTTGACTACGATCCTCAACAAACTGCGAGATTTCTTCACGTAGTTGGTCACCCAACATACGGTTAACTGCTTCTAACATGATTTCTTTATCATGCTCGTAGCGTTGTGCGAATTCTTCTCTTAGCATGTGAGTGACTTGTTCTTTGTTCTCGACGATGCGAGATTCCCAAGCCTTCTCAATTTCTGCTCTAACATCTTCAGAAACCACATTGTTTTCAAACAGAGATTTTAGTGCTTCCAACATGTGATTCTCCTTCTTATTGGAGTCCACCTATTATTTTTAATAGGCTTTCTTTTAAATATTTCTGCGCCTTAGGATCGCCCTGCACTTCCTTCGCTATACGAAGGCTACTATAACCGCCCTTATTATTCATAAGGTGTTCATAGATTGGTGTAGGATACGCTCCCGGAGCACTCGGTTGAGCTACCACGTCTACGGTGATAATCTCAAAATCACTTACTTCACCGGAACCGTCTTCTTTGACGTTCCCGGATCCGCGTGAACTAACTCCTAACTTCACACTACTTTCTAACATAGCTTTCACTAGTTGTCCCATTGGCGTTGGTAGGATTTTTAATTTACCGTAACCGTTTGGGCCATCCATCCACATTTCTGTGATCATATGGCTCACCCGGTCAAGGTTAATTCTTAGGTCATCAGGATGATCCACTTCGCCAAGAACTGAGTATCCACCGGCACATTGGTCGTTCAGGGTTTTGACAGCCCTGCCGATTTCATTTACAGGATAAACACGCTGATTTTGATTCCGGACGCCGCCTTGAATGCAAATACCTTTCATATAAAGGTTCTTGCCGTCTTGGCCGTCGGACTCAACGACCATTCTCGCTTGATCAAAACTCAGGTTTTCACGAAGATAGTTCATCTACCTAACCTTATCTGGCTCGGCCTGGAGCACCGTTGATTGGAGAGCCTGCGCCCTTATCACCGTTGTCGCCGTTACCCTTACGTTCTGCACCGTG